GCCCTCTTCCCAGAGGTCACATCGATCCGCATTGTCTACCGGGCGATACGATTGTTTCATGTGGAACGTAAATGTCAAAACTTGACACTCCCTGACCTAGTATCCGACAGTAAAACGGTTTAAGCTCCCTGTAGCTGAGGGGCGTTCGTTCTGATTTGAAGAACGGAACCCCTCTCCCATGCTCTCTCACCTCTTCGGACACCCCTCAGTGTCCCGATCAAATGCCCGTAGGCGCCTCGCGCTCCGTTAAATCGGGCCTTTTTGTTGAACCCCCCCTTCGCCATCCGGAAGGTGAGAAGTGAGCAGGACATCGCTTCGGGCTTACGTCGCCTTGTGGCTGCGCCTTGTCTTCCTTAACGCCTCCAGCTCGCGAGAAAATCAATACGGGAATCATTATGGCGTTTCAGAAAGGGCATAAGCTTGCGCCGGGGGGCAAAAGGAAAGACGCGGGAAGAGACCCCGACTGGCTCAAACAGCAAGTCCGCGACATCATCGGCAAAGACAAGCTCGTACAGCGCCTCGCTCAAATTGCAAGGGGCGACAATATTGACCAGCCACTCAGCAATGGCGAGGTCGTACCGATTCCAGCCCCTGTGGCTGAGCAACGGAAAGCAATTCTTGACTTACTAGAGAGGGGCTACGGAAAAGTGGTGCAAGGCATTGAACATAGCGGAGATGTGGCGGGCCGGATCGTGATTGTTCGCCCGACATTGGGCGTGGCGGCCTGATGCTCGCCGTTCAAACGATTCCGAAGAGCGATATCCGGGAAGATGACAAAGTTTTCAATACGTTCCCCGCTCAAGATGGCTACATGTTCTCCGAAGCCAAGTACCCCGCCTATGTTGCGGCGTGGGGAACCGGGAAGAGCTTCTCAGCCATTCAGCGGGCCATCATGCTTTCCGAAGAGTCGCCCGATAACCTCGGCGTCATCTTTCGCAGAGAGTTCACCGACCTGAGAGATTCAACCCTAAAAGATTTCGAGCTTTACACTGGGATCAAGGTTGATTCGGCCCGTTCCGTTACCCTCGCGAATGGCTCAACCATTCTTTTCCGCCACCTCGAAGAGATGCACGGAACGATGCAGAACATGAACCTAGGGTGGTTTTGGATTGAGCAGGCCGAGGAACTAGAAACGGATGCTCAGTTCTTCGTGCTGCATGGCCGCTTGCGCCGGAATGTTAAGCGCCGGTCTGGCTTCATAACCGCCAACACCAACGGGAACAATTGGATTCGAAAGCTGTGGAAGAACAGCGCCGACCCGGATTACCCGCTTTTCGAAGCCAACAGTTTCGACGCTGCGAAGTACCTCCCGGCGGATACCATTGCGGATTGGCGAAAGCTCGAAACGAAGTCTCCCAAGCTCTTTCAGCGTTTCGTGATGAACTCATGGGAAGAATCGGACACCTCCGACATCATCGTCCAGCCGGAATGGGTCCGTGCCGCCGGTGAACGCGACCTAAACGTTACCCCGCCCTTCCGCCGTATCGCCTCGATTGACGTCTCGAGGTACGGCGACGACAAGACCGTGATCTACGGCATCGAGAATTTCAAGACCATCGGGAAAGAGGTTTGGGAAAAGAAATCGACAATGGAGACGGTGGGCCGGGCCGTACTTTTCGCCAAAAAGCACGGGATCAACTGTATCGCCGTTGACGAGATCGGCGTAGGTGGTGGCGTTGCGGACCGTCTGGCCGAATTGGATTTTCAGGTCGTCTACGTCAACGCCTCCGAAAAAGCCACCGGCAGCGCCTTCTACAACCGCCGGGCCGAGATCTACAACAACGGGGCCAATCTTCTACAGGAAGGCATGGTTCAGCTCGACCCCGCCGACCACGACCTGAACGAACAGCTCTCATGGGCCAAGTACAAGACCATCAAAAGCAACGGCGTTTTTCAGGTGGAAGCCAAGGACGACATCAAAGAACGCTACGGCAAATCACCTGATGAAGCCGACGCGTGGCTCAACGGCGTCTGGGCTTTGCCTCAGGTGCGGGCCGTTGTTAAGCGCGACCGATACAGCGCCCCGGCGCGTCAGGCCGCGGCGTCAGGCATGGGAATATGAGAGACGCGAACATTTACGCCATGGTGGACGACCTCAACGGCAAAGTCGCGCTGTTAGCCGGGCAGATCCAGTTCGTTGAACTACGCCTCCAGTCGTATGAGGCGGTGCTTAAAACACTCTTAAAGGCGGACGACATGAAAGAACTCATCGACGCCGAACACCTCAAGATTTTGCAGGTCACACACGCAGCCCAGCTGGAAGCTCGCCGCAAGGCGCAGGAAGAGGCTCGCAAGCCTCAACTACTGAGGGTCAACTGATGGCGTACAAGGATGGCGACATGAAAATCCTTAATAGCGGTTCCGCCTCGGACATTGTTTACGTGGATCACACTAGCTCGGCCGTAGGCTCTGCCACGCCTCAATCAAGCACCTGCCCGGATGCGTTAGCAGAGCAGATTAAGAATTGCTCGATCCGCGCCGAAGTTGCGACAGCAGAAGTTGATAAGGGCAGCGCAGCCTCACCAAAACTTTTGAGAGTCAACTAATGGCGTACAAAGATAAAAAGCTCACCGTCGAATCGTCGCTTAAAGATTTCGAACGCGCCTACCGGGCCAAGCGGAAGTTGATCGAACGACAGAAGGACGACCACCTCTTCCGTTTGGGCAAACAGTGGGACCCGGAAATCGCCGCTCAGCTCAAGGCTAAAAACATTTTGCCGGTGACCGACAACCGTATCCAGCCCAACATTTTTTTGATCACCGGCTTGGAGCGCCAGAACCGTTCCGACCTGAAGGCATTCCCCGAAGGCGAAGAAGACACCACGAAGGCGGCGGTGGCCACGGCGCTATTCAAAGATTCGATCAAGAAATCGGATTTCGGTTACAAGAAGTCCGAGGCCTTTGAAGACGGCATCGTCTGCGGCGAATCGCACCTAGAACTATACCTCGACGACACTTACAACATCGTCAACCTGAAACCCTGCTGGAAAAAGATCGATTCAAGCCAAGTGTTTCCGGAACCCGGCTGGAAGGAATACGACTACTCGGACGCGGGCTTCCTTTACAAGCTGACGGTGGGCCTTTCAACCGGCGACATGATCGGCCTCTTCCCCGACAAAGAAAAGAAGATCGAGAAGGTGAAAGACGGGAAGATCGATTTCAAGGCGATGGTGAGCGAAGCGGAACGGAGCGTTCAACCTCGAGACTACGGGAAGACGGACGACACCAAGCCGGGAGAGGCGGAAGAGTGTGTGTTCGACCTGATCGAACGATATTACAAAAAGCTCGTTTCGACCTCCTACATCGCGGACCGCAAGACGGGCGAAGTCAAGGAATCTCAGGCTTCGGAAGAGATGGACGGGGAAGAGCAGGCGACCTCTTTTGTTCAGAACTACCAAAACACGATTATTCAGGCCGATGAACAGTACCAGTCCGATTTGATGACGTATCAGATGGGCCAGGTTTCGCCTCAGATCGACGAAATGGGTCAACCGCTACCTCCGGCGCCGGCGCCACTGGAACCGCCTCAGCAAGACCCGGAACGGTTCTACGTGTTCAAGCGGAAGGTCCCGGAAATCTGGTACTTCGCGCATGTGGCGGGGATGGCGGAACCGCTCGCCGACGAACGCGCCGCTTCTTACCCGAAGTGGAAATCTTGGCCGATCATTCCCTACTTTGCCCACTACTCAACCGCGCCCATTGATGGGGAAGATTCTCACCTGAAGGTGCAGGGGTTGGTCTACGGCGTCAAAGGCGTTCAGGACAAACACAACAAAGCCGAAACGCTGAAAGTTTTGCATCTCCAGTCATCGGTAAATTCCGGCTGGCTCACCGAGGAGGACAGCTGGGTAGACCCGACAAAGGTTCAGGCCTTGGGCGCTCAGTCGGGTGCAAACCTCGAATACAAGAAGGGGCTCGCCAACATCCCCCAGCGCCTTACCGCCGTCCCGCTGTCTCAGGCGCATACCCAGATCGCCGCCGAATCGGCGGAAGCCATTAAGGCGATTCTGGGCATCAACGCGGACCTGCTCGCGGCTCAAGAGGGCGGTCAGTCATCGGGCCGTGCAATTGCCCTTCGCCAACGTCAGAGCTTGGTGATGGTTCAGAAACTTTTCGACAACCTCTCGCGCACCACGCAGATTTGCGCGCGTTTCCTTTTGTCTCAGCTGGGCGAAATCTACGACACGGAAAGCGCCAAAAAGGTTTTGGGCGAGTCGTTCCTGATTAAGAATTTCCCACCGGTCATGGAACCGGTGATGGATGAGATGACGGGCGAGATTGCCCGCGACCCGATGAGCGGACAGCCTCAGACCGCGCCCCGCAAAGGCCCGGACGGTCAGCCTCAGAAGTACGACACGGAGATGGCGGATTTCACCATTGCCGAAGTGTTAAGCGGAGACCTCGGCCAGTACGATGTGACGGTGGGCGAATCGGTGGCATCGGAAACGATGCTCATGGCTCAGCAGGCGGAAGTGCAGGAAATGGCTCAGCTGCTCCCCATGGCCTTTACCCCAGACATGATTATTGAGGGATCGAACATCCCGAAGACGATGAAGAGCCGGGCTATTTCCAATGCTCAGGCGTTTCAAGCGTCGCAGCAGCAGATGCAGGCCATGCCCGCGCCTCAGAAGACCGCGCCGGACAACCCGCTCGCGGCTTAACCAAAGGAGAGAAAATGCCCAAAGGTATCCCGAATAAGAAGCCCGCTGAGAAGCAGCCGGAAACGATTTCAGAAGAGAAAAAGCCGGTAGCGGCTAAAGAGTCGCACGAAGATTTTACGGACCGATACCGCAAGGCCTCGGCGCAGCGTGACGCTGATATCGCAAGCCCGAAACCTCCGGCAAAAGAAGAGACGCCGCCACTTCCTGCCGGTGTTGCCTACTTTGAATCCCCGGAGGGCTACATCATGACGGGTCCGTCGGATAAATCGCAGGTGTGGGAACCGAGAATGAGCAAGGGAAAGGGTGGATGGTCTCTCCGGCAGCGATAGGAGCCTGTGTGCTCGCGCCGAGTGCGAGTGCTCCTGGTTCGTGTCGCAGCCGTACTTCTACGGTTTGTGCTACTGGTGCAACCATACGGTGGAGTTTCACGAGGGCGTGTCACTTAAAAGTCTGAAGTCATAACGAAATTTAACTGGTCGGGGTAGCTCCCCGTTTAGGGTCTCAAGCCCACAGTAAACCCGACTTGAGCGGGGGTTGTCCGAAAGGATAGCCCCCGCTTTTTTGTCGGTGAACAACACGGGTAAAGCCCGAAACGCGCACGGCGCGAAAGAGGAAAAACACAATGAGCGAAGAAGCTGAAAACACGGCAACCATCGAAGTCTCGGCCCCTGAATCGGTTCAGGAGTCCAAGCCCACGAGAGAGGCGCTTAAGGAGGCCGGTTTCTCGAAGGAAGAACTCGATCTGGCCGAGAAGCACGGGAAGGTCGAAGTGGTGACCAAGCCCGAAGAAAAGAAAGCGGAAGCGGTTGAGGAAGTGAAGACGGAGCCGGTTCTAGACGAACGCCGCAAAAACACATGGCCGGACATGAAAGACCTGACGCCGGAGCAGTTGGAATCTCTCACGAAGGTTTTTCCTGTTGGTTCTCCTCAGCGCGGTCTTGTTGACCGTTTGAAAACGGAACGGCGCATGCGGCAGGAAGAGCGCTCGAAAAATCAGCAGTACGAAACGCGCATCAAAGAGCTGGAAGCGAGGGTCACGCCGCCGTCCAAAGAAGTGGACGAAGCCGGGAACGAGATTGACCCGCTCGATAAGCCTCTGACGCGCCGTGAGCTTCAGCAGATGGAAGAGGACGCCCGGGCTCAGCGTGAGAAGCAGCAGAGCGAGATGAGCGAGAAGCAGGCGCGAATCGCGGACGTTCTGGAAGAGCAGGAGCAATATGCGATGGACGCCTTCCCGGACTTCAAGCGGTCAATCGAATTGGCGACGGAGATAAAGCAGAGGGGGCTGGCGCTTATTACTGACCCGACCGCGCAGAAGTTGGCACGGAAACTTTTCAGGGATCTTCAGCACGCAGGGATGCACGCCGACGAGCTGACCGAAGACGATTTAAACGCAGCCGAAATCACTCAGGAGATTGCGAAGTTGCATCCCTCCTACGGGAAAAAGGCAGCAAACGGCGACACGGCCGAGTCACACGACGGGAGTTCTAAACCCGATACACAGGCAAACGGGGGCCTCAGGTTCACGCCCGAAGCGATGAAGCGCATGGAAGCAAACACCCAACGAAGGGCCTCTAGCGCGTCGATTCCGGGCAGTGGTGGACGTCGAACGGTTTCAGCCGATGACGTAACACTCGAAGACTTGAGCCGAATGACATCCGAAAAACGGATTGCATTTCGTGAAAAGCACCCGGAAAAATACGCAGAACTTAGGGCCTGACGGGGTTAATCGTCAGGAGGTTAGCCAATGGCTAACACAGTCAGCATTGACGCGCTTCGCCAAGAACTCTGGGGTAAAGAGCTTTTTGACGATGTGGCGCGTGACGTAAAGAACGTCCTTAAGTTTGTCGGAGAAGACGAGAACAACATCGTTCAGGTCAACCGTGATCTGATGAAGAAGGGTGGGGATACCGCCACCTTCGGGCTCATGGCTCAGCTTACCGGCGACGCCGTCCTCGGTGACGACGAACTGGAAGGCAATGAAGATTCGGCGCTCACCTACTCGCAGTCCGTGTCCATCGATCAGGCCCGCAAGGCTGTTAGAACCAAGGGCAAGCTGGACCTGCAGAAAGTGACCTACGACTCCATCAAGGAATACCGCAAGCGGGTGCAGCTCTGGATGAAGCAATTCATGATTCGCCAGATATTCCTGAAGGCAGGCGGCGTGACGAATACGACCCTCGTTGATACCAACGGCGTTGTTTATTCCAAGCAGGCGCTCTTCTCGAACACGCCTGCCTTCATTCCCGACGCGGACGAAGCGGCTGGTACCGGAGCGCGTTACATCTGCTCCGACACCGCTGGCACGGACGCGCTGGGATCGACTGACACGATGACGCTGGACTTGGTGACGAAGGCCGCGACGGTTGCGGAACTCGCCTCGCCGGGCATCCAGAAGATCGATCAGGGTGGCGACGAGTTCTGGGTAATGTTCATGCATCCCCTGCAGGCGCGTGACATCAAGCTGTCCTCAGACTGGAAAACCGCTCAGCAGAACGCCCGCGACCGTGGCGATAGCAACCCTGTTTTCAAGGGCGCTCTCGGCTTCTGGTCCAACGTGCTGCTTCTCTCCTCTGAATACGTGCCGTGGCTCGACATTTCCGTTTCCGGAAATTCGTTCCGTGGTGCTGCCACCGGTACGGACTGCACCTTTGACTGCGCGCGCGCGCTGCTCTTCGGACGTCAGGCCGTTGTCATGGCGGAAGCCTCCAACCCCGAAGCGCTTGTGGTCTCTGACTTCGACTACAAGAACAAGACGGGCGTTGCTGGTTCCTTCATGGGCGGCATTCAGAAATCGGTCTTCAACTCGAAGGAATTTGGCGTGGTAGCGGTCGATACCGCTGCTGCCGTCTAAAGGAGGCTCACAATGGGAGCCATCACTGGAACACTTGTCAAAGCCACGGAGTTTGGCGGCGACTACAAAGTCGTCAAGCTCACGATCGTCCCGGCTGCGGCCTCGGACACCGTGACGCTCACGCTCGAGACTCACGGCATCACGGAAATCCTCGCCGTCATTCCCAGCCTCACCGCTGGTTATGACGCGGCGCTCGCGGGCATCTTCGCGACGTTCACGGGCTTGGTCATCACGGTGGTCACGACCGCCGCTGCTGGCACGGCTGCGACGGACTTCACGTCTGCGACGGCGGACCTGATCGTCATCGGGCGATAACGCAATGAATCACCGGACCCCAGCGAGATTCACTGGGGCGAGCGGGTGGAAAGCCTGCACCAATTTCAAAAAAAGCTGTCTCTAAGGGGTTAAGTCAAATGAAGAAGATTCTCCTACTCGCTATCGCCTGCTTTCTTAACTCGCCATTAAAGGCAGACGACGTTTTTACCGGAAACGAAATCCTCAGAACCGGACCGATAGCCTTCAATCAGGATATCGACATCGGTAAGAACAAGGTTACTTCGGTTCAGGTGGTGGCCGCAGACGGGACCCCGGCCTCTCACACGGTGAACGACGGGATAAAATCGACGGCGAATATAACGATCCTCAGTACGACCTCTCTTCTCACAAATACCATCACCATTGGTGCCGTTACGATCACCTTCGGCACGGAAATCGCTACCGGGCCTGTTACCGGAAACACCGTTGTTATCGTCGCTACGAGCGCGGCAGCGGCCCTTCGAACGTCTTTCGGAGGCGTGATTGACTTCTCAACCGGCGTTGTCTCTGGGAACTCTGTCGTTACGGCTACGGCTACGAATGTCGGCGTTTACGTCCCGTTCGTATCCGCGACATCAACCAATACGGTGTGGAGCTTCCCTTTCATGAACGGCGGCACTGATCCGGATATCACCGTTTCCAATGATTCGATCCGAAAGGTCCAGCACGGATTCGATACCGGCCTTCGGGTGTGGGTTTCGACGCTGACGGGAACGATTCCGACGGGCCTGACGATGGGTTCGACGTACTTCGCCGTAAAGCTTAACAGCGACGTTTATCAACTCGCCACATCTTCCATGAACGCCGTGGCCGGAACGGTGGTAGACATTACCCGACTGATCGGTTCCAGCACGATCAACGCAACGCCCTTGGCCCTTGTTCTGGTTAGCGGAGCCGCGAGCAATACTGGCTTCAAATGGCAGGTCTCTAACGACCAGACGAACTATAACGACATCAGCGTGTCGTCGTTTACATACGTGTCTTCGACCAGCACCATCGTTGACCTCGGCGCACTCGCCTACCGCTGGCTACGCATGGTTTACGTCGGCCCGACTTCCGGAGCCCTCTCGATCAAAGCCGCCGTGAACGCCCGGCGATAATGAAAAATATCAAGCGCCTCCTCATCATTGGCCTGCTCTCGATACCCAGCGCGTCGTACGCTGTGGTGACGAACGTTCAGACTCGCCCCTCCGGGGCAAGCGGGACGGTTCAGATCAACGACGGAGGGGTGTTTGGTTCTTCTCCGACATTCACCTACACCAAATCCACCGGCGACTTGGCCGTTTCCACCGTGTCAGTGACTTTCCTCGACGGTTCAACTGCCACACTGAGCCAAATAAGATGGGCGGACGGAACGACACAGGTGACGTCTGGCGCTTCGGGCCAGTACGTTAACCTTCAGGCAACGCTTCAGAGCGGGGCTACCTTCTATACCTCGTCTGGAACGGTTGTCGCGATGAACGTGACGAGCCTAAAGTTTGCCGACGGGACGACGATGACCACAGCTTCGTCCGGTAGCGGTGGCGGCGGGTTCTGGATCGGTACGGCCACCTCGTCCCTCAATATGCAGGGCCTTTACTCGATATATAGCGCGACAAATGTCATCACCTCATCGTTCACGGTAACGGGCGGGACGGAGACCCACAACGGCGTAACCTACAACCTGCCTTCTCTGACGGATTTCTCGACCTCTCAACAACTCCTTACTTGGACTAAAACGGGCGGGAACATGGTGGGGACGCCTTCAAACGTCATCATCGACGGCATGCGAAAGATTTCCACCGACACGGTATCCGGTGCCAAAGTGTTTCAGTCGTCCGTGACGATACCGACGACAACGCAGGTTACGACGGTGGACGAGACGGGCGAGATGGCAATACAGATCGGCGCTTACGCCACGCAGGGGTCCAGCTCGACGCTTGTTTACTACGCCGACGGGCGAAAATATTACGTCGTTGCGACGACAGGCCCGCCCCCGGCGAACTACATCCCGAAGTACAACGCGACTTCTAACCAGTGGGACGTTGCCGTTGACTCCGGTTCTTCCAGCGGTGGCGGTTCCGGTACGCCGGGCGGGTCGACGACCCAGCTTCAATGGAATAACGCTTCTTCCTTCGACGGCGTATCCGTCGCCACGTTCAATTCCACGACCAACCTTCTTACCTTCTCCTCGGCCATCACGCATGTCAATATCGCGTCCGAGACGTTTACGAATGCCAATCTTGTCATGGCGGGGACTTCTAAGCTCTACGACAACACCGGTTCAGCGGGGACGGCGGGATACATTTGGACATCGAGCGGATCGACAGCAGGCCCTATTTGGCAGACGGGGCTTACCGTCTACCCGGCGACGGCCACCGCATCTTTTACCTATGGTCAGTCCGGCTCGACGATCGCGCTCGCCGCCGCCTTCGGCACCACCGGCCGCCCGATCATAATGCAGAACACAACCGCCTTCAGCGGGACCAACCGCCTCGGGATCGTGTTTCAGCAGAAGATGGACGATGAAGGGATGGATGACGCGGGCGGCCTCTCGGTTGGATGGAATGATATTGGTGGTCAACAGGTTGGCGACGTGCGCCTCCAAGCTGGCATCGACAACGGCGCGGCCGCCACCGTTCTGGCCACTTTTCTCCATCGCCACAAGGACGTAACCAGCCAGAGCTTCATCGACTTCGGCATCTCGAACGCCCTCACCGGCGAAGGGTCGACGATTGCCAGCCATATCCTGCGTACCGTCGGATCGCACTCAACCGTTGAACTGACGGACACGAATGGAAATTTGCGTTCAGGCGCACTCTCCGGCGCTCTGCCAAGCACCGTCCTCGCGTCTTCGTTCCCGGTAACGGCGGTTACTGCCGGAAGCTACACCAATTCGAACCTCACGGTGGACGCCTACGGTCGAATCACGGCCGCCAGCAGTGGAAGCGGCGGTGGAAGCGGCACCGGCATCCCCACGGATATCTCGACGGGAACCACCGGAAATCTCGCTACCAATCGCCTTGGTGGTGTGGTCGACGTTTCAACGGGAACCAACCTCACCGTAACCGGCCTGCTTCGTCTCGACGGTGACCAGCTCGGAACGACTGCGGTGTCTCTCTCGACGGGAACCACCGGGACGCTCTCGGGTTCTTCCGTTTCCGGCGGCACGTTCGGGGCCGTGAACGGTTCCGCGTTGACGTCTCTAACGGCGGCGAACATCAGCGCGGGATCACTCGGGGCATCTGTAATCGCCTCGTCCCTTACGACCTCCGCGTACACGAGCGATAACACCATCCGTACAAATCTCGGTCTGGCTATCGGAACCAACGTCCAAGCCTACGACGCCGACCTGGACGATCTGGCGGACGGATCGCTCACCGGCTCAAAAGTGGGAAGCGGCGTTCCGGCGGCGAACATCAGCGCGGGGAGCCTCGGCGCATCTGTCATGGCGTCATCGGTTACGGCGGGAACGGTTCAGACCGCGCTATCCGCAGGGTCAAACATCACGCTCACCAATACGGCGGCGGGCGTCTCGATTGAGGCGACCGCGGGCGGCGGCGGTCCCTTCACGAACGCGACCTCATCAACCTCAATCAGCATGTCCAGCTTCTCGATAACAGAGGTGTCAGCGATTACCATGTCGGCGGGCGGTGCCAACTGGATTCAACCCGTTTCAAGCCACTCATCCACACAGGCAGATTGGATTCTCCCCACAACCTCCACCAATAACATCCCCGGATTGCAGTTTGAAACGGTGGCGGGTGGAACCTACACGTTCCGCGTAGAACTCGGGTTTGCGACAAGCTCGATCGCCGCCTCCGGCGTGCGCTTCGCCGTCGATGGCCCCGCCGGACTCGCCGACTTCCGCATGAACGCTGGTGGTGCAAGCGCGTCAGGGACAACGGCGCAGTTCGGGCAAGGGTCCACGACGCTGGTAACTGTAAACACTACCGCCCTTGGTATCGGTACCTCTCAAAACCATGTCTCTGTTCATATGTTCGGAAAGGTTGTCTGCGGACCCGACGGGGGGCCGGTGAACATCATGGCCTCCGCCGCCTCGGTTAGGGGAGTAATCACGTTCCGCACCAGCTCACAGATAACGGCATTCAAGGAATGAAGCGACTAGCCTTCATCGGACTCGCCTTACTCGCCACTTGCGTTTTTGCGGGGGACGTTTACTTCGGTGGGGCGGGGAGCGGATCAATCGTCCAAGATCGTTCCTCGACAGGTGGAACGCTCGCATTCTCGTTTCTTACCGCGCCGTCGACCGCCCCCGCCTGTGTTGGCGCGTTCTTCGCGGACACTTTCACTGAAAGCGGCACGGGGAACATCAACCTCGCTGACAGCACTACGAACGATTGGGAAGGGACCGACGCCACGGACGGCTCGATCGTTATCGACCGCTCCAACGACGAGATCAAGTCGACGAACACAGGCGGGGTTACAAAAACAGCATTTACGACGCTTACCGCTAATTGTTCAAACTATTCCGTCACCGGGAGCATGAAAACAGGGAGCACCGGCAATTCTCATCGCGTCGGTGTTCTTGGTCGATGGATCAATACCTCCGGCGGCAACGGTTACCGGGGGCGCATCGAAGGCGACGGAACGGTGCGACTTGAGAAAGTTACAAATGGAACATCGCTTGATCTAGACACCGACACCATCGCCGGGTTCTCATCCTCTACTTACTACTCCGTCGAGCTTCGCATGGCTGGATCGACGATAAGCGTTTATGTCGGTGGTGTTCTGGAATGCACAGCCTCAGACAGCGCTCATGTTACACCGGGAAGCGTCGGTGTTCTTCTGCGCAACGGCAATATCCGTCTAACGTCGGTTACGGCGACGTACCTATGAAGCGCATAATCGCCTTTATCATCGCCTTCTCTCTGGCGACCAACGCCGTAGCGGTACCGATAATCACGGCCACATCCGGCACGATCCTAACGGGCAACACGCTTAACATTTCAGGTTCCGGGTTCCCGGTGAAGTCAAGAAACAAACTCCTCCTGTGGGCCGATGCTCAGGAAGGCTCGATTGCGGGCCACTCCACTCTGTCTAACGGGACCTCTCTTAGCGAAGAGGACATGACCATCGTAACGGACTCAACGAAACGGTGGGGGAACGGTTCGTTCAGAAGCGACGTTACCCCGCCCATTCGCCGGGCTACCCTCCGACCGGCGGACATGTCTGGAATTACGTACAACAGCAGAATCTTTATTTCTTGGTGGGAAAAATCCACCATTTCTTCCTATTTCCCAAACAATTGGAAGTATGGCGTTCGATGGTGGGCTGGAACGGGTTCTTCAAACTATCCCAGCCATTATTTCGCTTCGCTAGCGCAAGGTTCCTCGAGCCTTAGTCACATTCGAGAAAACGTGGAATTTCCGACCGATTCGCAAGGCTTAGGCGCTGGCTATGGCTTAACCAGCCCGACTTGGCGGCGCATCACCGCTCTATACCAGATGAACGCCACCATTGGCAGTTCGGACGGGAAGCTCTTAATATACGTCGGGAATACGCTCGTTAAAACCTACCTCAACATGAAATTCAACGAAGCCGCGACGACGCCCGCAGGCCGAACCGTCGGAGCCTTCGCCAATCGCCCGTATTATCAGCATGTCATGGCCTCGGGGAGCTGGGTACCGGGAGAATACTGGTGGGTTACTGATCTTGCTCTCGACGACTCTTGGGGCCGCTACGAGATCGGCAACGCCTCGACCTACGCCGCCTGTACGCAGGTAGAACTTCAGCCCTACACCCTTTCCGCGGCAAACAACGCCAATATCGCCATCCGCACCGGCACCATCACCGGTTCCAAGTGGCTCTACGTCTGCGACAACGACAACGTATGTAACTCGGCGGGCTTCCTCTTGTCCTCCGGTGGCCTCTTGGCACCGACCATTACCAGCCTCTCTCCTGCTAATGGCCCCGCCGCCGGAGGCACTTCTGTCACGCTAACCGGCACCGGACTTAACGCGACCCCGCAAATCACCGTTAACGGTATCGACGCTACGGGCGAAAACTACGTCAGCGCCACGCAGATGACCTTCACCGCGCCGGTGGGTAGCGCCGGGACCACCGCTACGGTTGTTCTCATCAACCCCGATTCACAGACCGCGACCTACAGCGGCTTCAGCTACAACCCCGCCGAAGCCAGCATCGATCCGGTGCGGGAAGTGTTTCCGTGGAAATAGGAGAAATATGAGCAAAGAACTAGAAGGCTACGGCGCTCCCGGTCTCACCACCTACGCCATCATCAAGAGAAGAGGCGGGACGTTCTGGGACGGATCGGAATTCGTCGCGTACGCCACAGCCGACCGCTCCTTGTACGCCGTGAACATGACCGAACTCGGCACGGCCTCCGGTATCTATGACGCCGATTTCCCGCCCGCCATCACGGACTCTGGCTCTTACGCCTTCATCGTCTACCAATCGACCACGGGGTCGGTGAGCGAGGGCGATAACTACGCCGGTGGTGGTACCGTGGACTGGACGGGATCAGGCGCGGCTTCTGCGGGTGTTGGGGCCATGTCCGGTTCCGACTTCTACGACTACCTGCTCCGCACGTTTAAGCGCGACGACAAAACGACGGAGGTTTATGAGGCCATCACCGACACAATCAGAGACTTGCGGCTTCGTTACCACTTCGACGAGGCAACGGAAGATTCCGTTACCACCGACAGCATAACCACGGCGGGCGATTTCAAGCTCGACATCGAATCAGACATGGGCCTTTTGCTCGGGGTAACACTTCAGGATGGCACCTCGGCCCGCCCGCTTACGACCCGGACAAAACAACAGTTTGACGCCCTTTACCCGGACATTAACGTGTCATCGGAAACCGGATACCCCGCGCACTACTGCCTATACGCGGGGGCGATTTACATCGGCCCGAAGCCTGACAAAACAGACTACACATACCGCCTGAGCCAGTCCACGCGCGGCGGCACGGTGACCTCCAGCACCGCGTCCGTCCCGTTTACCGCCGTCGACCGGGAACTGGTCAAGCACGGCGTTCTATCCCGCCTGTTCGTGATGGTGGAATCGCCTGAGCTTGCTTCTGTTCACGAGGGCCTTTACGAAAAACGTTACGAGATCAACAAGCGCCGGGAACGATTCAACAAGGGAGAGGGGCCGTTTTCAGTTCTCCCGATGGGAATGTAATGGGCGCAAAGCTAAACATCGCGCTCCCGGTTCTCGGCCTCTCAACGGGGAAGCCGGGCGAGTTTATTGATCAGCGGGCGACACCGGACTGCCAGAACGTTGAATTCTCGCGCTACACGATAACCAAGCGGCCCGGCGGTTCCATTCTGGGCATTTCTGCCAATCAGCGCATTCTCGCGCTGGGAGAACTCAAACGCGGAACGTCTCGCTACCACTTCCGGATCGGACTAACCAAGTTTGAAGAATATACCTCCGGCGCTTGGACGAGCCGGGCCAGTTCCGCTTTGACGGCAACCGAGGCGGAGGTGGTCGACTACACTTTCCCGCTCTTGTCGGCGTCAAAGATTATTGTTTACACGAATGGGATTGATTCGATCCGAAAATGGACGGGTTCCGGCAATGACGGGGTACTCGGCGGTTCGCCTCCCAAATCAAAATACGTCCTCGCCGTCGGCCCCTACCTTGTCCTCCTTAACGTCATCGACGGCGGCAACGACCGACAATCTCGCGTCCAGTGGAGCGATGCCGGTCTTATAGAAACTTGGTCAGGAGGTAACGCCGGGTCTATTGACCTCATCGACGAGGAAAAGGACATAACGGGCGGTGCCTTGTACGGGGCCGGGTTCACCGTCCACAAGACGGACTGCATCTATATCGCCTACCGGGTAACGACCTCGGACGTTTTCCGCTTTGACCGCAGGAATACGGGCGTAGGTGCCGTGGCCGGGGCCACGATCCAGAACCTTCCCGACGGGCAGCAGATTTTCTTGGCTAAAGACGGCATCCACATCTTTAACGGCGTAACGGCACCCCTGATCGACTCCGACATTATGGACGAGATTCGAGAAGGCGCTAATCCGCAGTACATCTACAAAGCGACCTCTCGAATTGTCAGGGAACGAGATGAGTACTGGGTGGCCCTGCCCATCGGCTCACAGACGGAGCCGGAAACGGTCTACAAGTACAACTACCGCACCGGCCAGACCCACAAGGATATACGCACCGGGCTTACCTGTTTTGGCGAGTTTGAAGCCACGACAGAAAAGACATGGGCCGACATCGCCGACAGCTGGGACTCCTATTTGGCGCGTTGGGACGACATCGTAAACCTGAGCCTGTCGCCCACAACATCTTTTGGACATTCCGATGGTGTTGTGACCAAACGTCAGCCGATTTACAACGACAACGACGTATCGTACTCGGCCTTCTGGACTTCGCGAGATTTCACCGCCGCCGATTACGGCTCAGACGACCCCGGCGTTCTCCTCCGTTGGCAGGGCTTAGAAGTCTGGGCCAAAGGAACTTCTGTCGTCGTCTACTATTCCAGCGACTCCGGCCTCAACTGGACGCTCATAAAGACAGTGACCTTGGCTAATGATTACCCGTCGGACGCTTCACCGGCCCAGCTTTATTTCGACAAGGTAAGTTCAAAGATTCGATTTAAGTTCCTGAACACCACCAACGCGTCCACGTTCAGCCTGAAGCAGTTCATCCCGTTCTCCACCGTGCGGGAATCAAGACGATGACAGCCTACCGTCCTCTTCAGCTCGAATCCGTTCTCCGTGGCTCAACGGTTGATGTCATGGCTCTGGTTCAACGCCTTTCCGAATACGACCTGAACATGAAAGCCATTTTAGATCGAGGCGGTGTTTTCAATGACAACTTCGACGGGGTAACGGTCAGCTTCACCTCGTCCGGTGTCGCCGATACCGAAAACACGGTGCCGCACACGCTTGGCAAGATACCGACGAGCTTTATTGTTCTGAGCCTCGACAAAGCGGCGGCGGTCTACAAGGGCACGACGACGTTTACAACCACAAATATTTATTTGAAAAGCAACGTCGCATCGACTGTCATCAAAGTTTTAATTTTCTAACGGGGGGACATATGACCATTTGGGATTTAACAACGCCGACGGGTTCGGAAGGAATCAGCAACGGAGACAACCGAATCCGTGAACTTAAAGACGCCATTCAGGACGCCTTGCGCGCTGGAACGACGGAAGGTCTGTCCGCGATATTCCCAGGCAACGCACCGACAACGGCACCGGTTTTCCACTACCGGGGACTTCGAGGCGCTACGGCCTCTCGTCCCGTCTCCGGCCAGTCCGGACTCTACTTCGACACCACGCGCCAGAGCTTACAGCGGGACAACAGCACGACGTGGGAGGACATCGGCACAAACTTTCCAGCCGGAACGATTATGCTCTTTTGCCAAGCTTCGGCCCCGACCGGATGGACGAAGATAACGACCCAGAACGACAAAACGCTACGCATCATTTCCGGTGCGACCGGTGGAACGGCGGGTGGAACGCTCGGGCTATCCGGCGGTATCACACACACCCACATCCTTCAGGATCACGACCACGATATCGCGCAGGCCAGCATAGAGCATAAGCATAAAACCACCGTGGCCTACGCTTCCGGCGGCGGCCTTATGGTTGCTGTTATTGGAAACGTGTTCGGGTTGAGCGGTGATCCAAACGGATCTAGCGGAGCAACCTTCGCGGGATCGGGTGCGATTGGAGCGGGATACCAGTACCAACTTACCGGCGGGGTTGAATCCTACGCCAACCTCGGCACGAACGGCTCAGGTTCTTTGGTAACCAACGCGACGTCGCCGATCCTTGCTTACGTCGACGTTATTCAGGCGAGCAAAGACTGATGACTCAACAGCCCGTCATCCAGTGTTGCTCGATCAACGGCAAAATTTGCCGTAACGGGAAACGTGACGATTTCTCCGTTGACGAGCGAACCGGTGAGAAATACTTCTGCAACGAGTGGGTGAACGTGAAAGGCAAGCACCCGCAGACTGGCGAGGTTCTAGACAACTTCATGTGTGCCAAGTACGCAAACGTCTTGATGGCGTTGGAGCAGGCACAGCAGACCCGTCAAGCGGCGGCATCGTCGGACAAAGTAGCGAACGAAGTTAGAAGTCATCACGCGACATTCTTTTCAGCATTGAACGATGAAACAAGGGCACGGCTCCTTAAGGCCGATGACGTGAAGCACATCGAAGTTAAGGAGAACGAAAATGGGATTTAACGGCGGCGGAGCATTGGAGGGCGGGGCTTCGGGTGCGGCGGCGGGCGCGGCGTTCGGTCCGTGGGGCGCAGGAATCGGCGGCGGAGTCGGCGCGATTGTGGGCGGGTTCGGTAGAAGGAAAAAGAAGAAAACCAGCCAAGAAATCATGGAATCCCCGGAGCAGCGAGCGGCCCGCCAACAACTCTCTCAATTTGGACGTACCGGAGAGTTTGGCGGCCTGACGGCGGGGCAAGACCTGAACCAGACCATGGGTTCTTACGACATGACGTCTCTAGAGAATCAGGGTACGGCGTCACTTGCCAACCTGATCGGTTCCGGTCAACCCGGCGAGTTCGACATGGCCTCGGCCTCTCTCCGTGACCTGATGGACACATCAGAGGCGGGCATCGAAAAGATGTTCTCTCCGTTCTCTAACCTCGCGGATCGCTCAACGATGGAAGCCTCAGACGCGGCCCGCCGTAACGCCGCATTCTCTGGAAACCTCTACTCGACCGACACCATGCGAAATCTCGGCAACGTCGCGGTTCGTGGGCAGGAGAACAAGCTGGCGAGCTTGGCCGGACTTACCAACGACGCCATGAACCGAAAGCTCTCAGCAACGGGTCAGGCCGTTAATTTGGGGAACGCGCGCGAAAACACGGAGCAGAACCGGATCGGTTCCGCCTTCCAGTACGGCGGTCTTCAGCGTCAGCTTGAGGATCAGAAGTTCAAGGAGCAGTACGCCGAAACCCTCCGGAAGCGTGATGAAATTTTCGGGACTCAGTTGGGCGCGGTTAAGGGCGTGGCCGGCAATAACTCTCAGTTCGGCGTCCCTTCGGTTGAAACGGCTAAGCCGAATCCATGGATGGACTTTCTCAATTTGGCGGCTCAGGGCGGCTCTCGATACATGGCCTCTCGGAGCGGGCGCCCGTCCGGCGGTACCTACTACGGCCCGTCATCCCCTAACGAACAGTTCTTCCAGTAAAGGAGCCTCATCATGGTTGCTTCAGTCCAAGAATTAATTGCGGCAGCAAATGCCGAATATCAGCGCCCGAAGTCTCAGCTTCAGGAGCTGGGCGAGTCAGCGTTTACCGGGTTTGATCAGGGGTTGAACGACCGCGCGGCGTATCAGCAGTTTGCAAAGCGGGCGCTCGAGCAGAGGATGGCCGAGGAAGCCTTCGCAAAGAAACAGCGTGAACAGGCCATGATGGCCGCGGAAGCGCAGGCGGAAAGCGGAATCACGGGTGGTTTCAACGCCACTTTCCAAGGCCCAAATGGTCCCGCGTCTGTCACTCCACAAGGGAAGACAAAAAAGACGTTCACGCAGAATACGGACGGCGATTACTCCCGGAGCATTGAGCCGGTTACGGTGGCCCCGGTCAAATATTCGGCGCGGCCATATCAGGACTCGAAAGGAATTAACCGGCTTGGGAAATGGAGCGAAACAGAAGGGCTAATCGCTTCTCCGAATGACCCGCTTGATGAAAAGAAGGTGGATACCAGCGCGAATCGTCCTCAGCCCGGACCGGGCTTCCGCTGGACTGCGGACGGAAACGGCGTTGAGCCGATTCCCGGAAGCAAGCCGGATGCGGAAAGAAGGGACGCGGAAACGCGTTCATCGGACTATAAGAGCCGCGCGATTGAACGGGCGGAGCTTGTCGTTTCCACGGTGGACGAAATCCTCCCTAATATTGACTGGAATTCATCCGGGATGGTCGGGAACGTGATGAAAAAGATGGGGGGTTCAGACGCCTTCGACCTCGACGCCCAAATTGAAACCATCCAAGCCATCCTCGGATTCAAAGAACTTCAGGAAATGCGGGATGCTTCAAAAACAGGCGGGGCGCTGGGCCAAGTGGCCGTGCGAGAACTCGACCTACTGCAGGCAACGCTTGCCAGTATGAAGGTTGGTCAAAGCCCGCCGCAATTACGGAAGAACGTGACCAAGATCAAGGATCACTTCACGAAATGGCTGGGCGCTGTCAAAGGGG